ACCAAGTGCGAGTGCCTCATTAAGCAAGATGATGATGATGCAACCGATGCAGGACTTTGCAGTAACGTTACCCCGACCCAGGCAGTGGCGACGGGAGCGGTTGCCTTGACCGTGGTAGCTTCGATAGTTAAAATGATCGAGGCTGTCTCGGAACTTGTTAACCGCAATGTTGCGCAGGTTGGGGTCATGAGTTGGTTTATGTCAGAAAAGACCAACTCTCTCGTTGACAATTTGAATGAAAGATTGGAAGCCTTGCCCGATGCCGAAACACTACATGGAGTTATCCGAGATAAGATGGAAGAGATTTTGAGCAGTGACTGCGGAATGATACCCATCTCAGTCAGGACGATTTTAAAAGCTTTATTAACATTGGCAGCCATTTTCACCCTAATTCAACTCGGTATTATAACATACAGGATAGCGTCCTTGATAGCCGGTATAGCCTTGGCTGGCATTACTGGTCTATCGGATATGATGGCTCACTTTCAAACGTGGTCGGAGAAGACGGAAGTCAACAAGGCACAAATTGGTCTCCCCAAGACAGAGGGGGAGATGATTGGAGTCTTGGCAAATATATTACCCAAATCTATTGCTTTTTTCTTTTCTACGGTGGTAGTGTACCTAGTTTCCAAAATACCTGGTAGAGACAACACCCCCGAAGGGTGGATGCGTAAAGTGTCAATGTTTCCCAGAGTTTGCACCTCAATGGGTGAGATTTTTAAATACACATCAGAGACCATATCTAAAGCGTGGTCATATTTCCAAGTTTCCGTCTTGGGGTGTGATCCGGATTTGATAAATGACGCCGTACCTGAAATTTCTACATGGATGGTGCAGGTCGAGATGTACATGACGCCCTCTAATTTGGAGGAAGCGTGCAAAGTTAAACAACGTAGGATGAAGATTGCGCGATTGTACCAAGAGGGACATGCCTTATTGATAAAATATCACGACGCGCTTACTCCCGAATATAAGCTAGCGATGCAGAGAATGATGACACAGGCAGCCAAGATCAAATCTTACGTCGAGGGAAAATACCCCGAATTCAAGGCCATAAGAAATGTCCCCCTTCCTATTTGGTTGGTGGGAGAGTCACAGATTGGAAAATCTAGATTGCAATCGCTTATAGCAACAGAATTGTGTTTGTCCGCAGGGTTAGAAGACTGCAAGGACCAAATATACCAACGTTGTGTGGAGCAAGAGTACTGGGACGGTTACAATAATCAGTTTGTGGTTATCTTTGATGATTTTGGACAGATGAAAGATACTGTGTCTAGCCCCAATTTAGAGTTCTTCGAGATTATAAGATCGGTCGGGCCCTTCCCGTACCCTTTGCACATGGCAGATATAGCAGCAAAAAGTTCGACTATGTTCACCTCAGGTGTTATCATGGCGAGTACCAACAAACTCAATATGGGGATAGAATCATTGACTTACCCCGACGCTGTGTGGAACAGGTTAAATGCTCAAGCATGGGGCGTGCTCGTCAAAGAGGAATACGCCATCATGCGCTTGGACAACAACGGAAGAGAGTACGCTACATTGAATTTAGAAGCAGTGCGGAGAGATTCACCACGACTTGAGAATGGGAACATTTGGGAAATTAACCCATACATCTATGACTTCGTGCGTTTTGACGCCAGACATAGGGATTACCGAGCAATAGAACATGGAGAGAGAGTTGGATGGGATGTTTTCATTCAGGCCTTGAAGGACGATTTACACAGGCGAGAGGGAGGTGGAGCTTCCCTAGACAGTTTCTTGGACGACTATATCAGCGAGAAGAAAAACGTCGCACAAATTGGCGCGGCGGAGATCAAGTCAGTGTTCGTGGCACAAGGACCATCGGATGGGATTGTAGACCCCCACGATTTGGGGCACATGCTAGACTGGTGGACAAATTACAGAGAAATGGGAGACCCCGAAGGGTCTTGGATGTTAAACAGGCAATACAGCGCCGCTGAGAGAGCGTGCTACGATGGAGACCCTTACAAGCAATCGTTGTTGGCGTACACCCCAGAGTGTATACCGGATGACTATTGGGCTATACTTTTAATTGGATACTACAAACATGAGACCTCTATCGGCAAGCGCATAACTGCGAAATTGAAGTTTTGCGCAGACATTTTGGGCTACCAGCTCGGTCGAGTTCCGGAAAAGGTCAGAGAGTTCTGTGCTAGCTTCAAGGCGTTTTGCGCAAAGGTTTGCAAGGCTGTGCATGATTTCATGAGATCAGAAATTGGCAAGATCGTGATGGTGGTTGGAGCTGGCTTTTTGTTGGCTTTCATTAGAACTGCGTTTACGATAGATGGGCTAGTTGCTGGATATAAAGAGAATTCTGCCACCCAAGAAGTGGCGGAAAGTGATACTAGAAATTTACAACCTCGCCTCAGGGCGCATGCCAAGACGATAGCCAAGGCAAAACCCAAATTGGTGAAAGCCGAGATGGGTCAAAGCATGGGACAACTCGACGTTATAGCAAAGATCAGGAGACAACAGTATTTGATGATGGGAGTCTACGACAGCGATGAGGTTAGGGTGTTCGGCACTATAACTAATATCGTTGGCCAGATTTTTTTGATGCCCGGACACTTTTATACATATTTCCAACATAAGGAACCAAAAGAGATTCGCTTAGTGCATTGCGACAGCACGAAGGTTGAGATACGAAAGCCATTCAAGGAATTTTTTGGCAGTATTGTGGCTCTTGACGGAGAGGATGGCAATGACGCGATTGTTTTTAGCATACCCAACTTTATCAGAGGAAAGAACATAACATCCCATTTCATATCCAAGGACGAAATTTCAAAATTATATGACAGGAAGGTATATGTGACGTTGTCTGGCTTGGACTACGAGAAGAACGGCAATACCGTGGTTAGTACATCAGTGACTGGACAGGCAGATTTGCTCGTTGACAAAGTGCACAATTATGTACTAGAGACGCAGGGTAACCCAATACCCGTCACTGCATGTTCGGTCGCGGCATACACAATGCCCACGAAATCAGGAGATTGCGGCAAGATTTTGAGTGCCAACAGTGACTCGTTGACTGGAAGAGTTTTGGGAATACACGTGAGCGGATCAGTTTCAGGCTTCAACTTTGCGCAGATTGTGCTCAGGGAGGACCTGATAGAGGCGATGGCGTTGTTTCCAGCAACAGCGCAGTGCGCAAGAGGGATGAACAATGTTATCGAGAATGCAGGAGAACCGTTAGATACTGGAGTGATCCATTTGGGTCGACTACCCGATCACTTGCCTCAGTCATCCAAGACAACCATAATACCATCACGCATGCACGGAATGTTATCCATTCCCATCACGCGCCCCGCTCTTCTTAAGCCAGTCACAATGGTCAAGGAAGGGCAGAGCGTGTACTGGGATCCGCTGGTAGAAGGAGCGAAGAAAGCAGGAAGAACGTGTGGGTTTGCCCCCCCCCATATATTGGATGCGGCAGCCAGAGACGTCCTTAACATATGCCGTACGCAGTTTCGAGAAGACCCCCCAAATATCAGAATCATGGAGTATGAAGAAGCCATCAAAGGCATTGAGGGCGATGACATGTTTCAACCCATTAATCGCACGACTTCTCCAGGATACCCCTACATGACACAGGTGAAGAAGAGATCCCAGAAAGGAAAGACGAACTGGATGGGAAGAGAAGAGTGGGAGATGGACACTGAAGAAGCAAAACAGTTGAGAAGTGACGTTTTACAATTGATAGATGATGCAGAGAATAGCAAACCATTGGACGTAATATGGGTCGACACGCTCAAAGATGAGAGAAGGACATTGGCGAAGGTGGAGCAAGGAAATACTAGAGTCATTTCCAATGGCCCCATGCACTTCAACATAGCTTTCAGGATGTACTTCATGGCGGCTCTTGCATTTATTCGGCACAACCGAATTTACAATGGAGTTGCCGTGGGAATCAACGTATGGGACAGAGAATGGGATCATTTGGCAAAATATTTACAGGCAAATTCAAAACGCTTTATCGATGGAGATTTCAAGAACTTTGACGGCACCCTAATGGATCAATTCATGTGGAAGATTTTCTGGATTTTAGACTCGATGTATGACGATGACAACCATACCATACGTTACAATCTATGGTATTGCGTGGTGTACGCAATCAGGACATGCAGAGGTTCAGTTTATCAGTGTACCCACAGTTTGCCATCGGGATTTGTTGCGACAGCTGAGGTAAACTCGCTTTTTGTGAATCTAGTGTTCAGATGCGCCTACTTGCAGATGGCGGCAGAGAAGTGTCCGGAAGAGTGCTCGATGAGATCGTTCAATGAGAATGTTAGGTTGATAGCCTACGGAGATGACAATGTGATGTCGATAACGCCCAAGATTTTGAGATGGTTTAACATGGAGACGTTGGTTGTGGCAATGAGAGCCTTCGGGATGGAGTACACAGCCGCCGACAAGAGTGACATCATAGTAAACAATAAGACGCTAGATGACGTCTCATTTTTAAAGAGAGGATTCAAGAAGGTAGATAGCTTGTATGGAGACACGAGTGTGTTTTTGTGCCCAGCTGATCTAGATACGAGGCTCGAAATGTTGAATTGGACGAGGAAGAGAGCCTTTTGCTCCAATCCAGAAGAAAGTGATAGCGTCTCCGAGGTGATCAAGGAGATAGCTATGCACGGAAAGAAAATTTACGATGAGTATGTTCCCAGAATAGTTAACGCAGCCCGTGATGCTGGCGTAATAGGTTTCAAAGATGAGGGATTGTACCATTATCACCATCAAATCATCGCCGGAACCAAAATTGTCTAACCTAATGATGTGGTCTTGCTTAACATATACAAATTATTGGTGTAAATAAAGTGTTTTGTATTGCTATCATTAGACGTCGTGTGGATTTTCATCCTTATCGCCTAGGATCACGAGGAGCAGCCCTCCGCTATCCAAGGCACCACCAATGCAGCATATTGGTTAAGTAGCCGTATGCCTAAGCAACTTACTTACTGATCAAAATTTTAACGCAACCCCAGATATTTTAGACTCAACCACCCCCGTTACTTCAGACACCATTACCCTACGAGACGATGGAACACGTATTTCAGACGCTTACACCGCCTCGGAAGGTGATCTTCCCCCCTTAATGTACAAATGTATTGGCGAAAAAGAAAACCATTCAATTGCAGATTTTTTAAACAGATACACTATTATAAGTCAGGGCGCATGGGCCTCTACCGCTGTTAGAGGCGACGTGATCGCAAATTTAACTTTTCCAAAACAATTATTTAACACAGGCGCCTATGAGGTTGTACAAAACACTAGGAAATTGGACGGCTTTACAGGTTTTAAGGCTAAGGTTAGGGTCAGAATTGAGGTCAATTCGCAGCCCTTCCAAGCCGGTGCTTTATTATTACATTATATACCCTACTCGGAATATATGGTTTCACACACACAGTGGTACGCTACCGCCTCAAAAGCGGATCCAGTAGCAGCCTCTGGGTGTCCTCACACTGTTATGAATTTGGCTAACTCTACTTCCATGGAGTTTGTAACTCCATACATTTCCCCCTATCTATATTTTAATTTACCCACAGGTCAAGGTTCTTTTGGTAATGTAGTTATTTCAGTTATTTCTCCTTTATCTTCACAATCAGCTTCTTCTGCTAATTATACTATTTGGGCGAAGTTCGAGGATGTGGAGCTCAGGTATCCTACTGATGCTCCGTTGACAACGAGTTTTGCCCAGGTGGGTAATGAGATTGCACAAATGGAAAATCGAGGTTCTATTTCTTCCACCGTAGGTAGCGTTGGTAACGCTATCGCCGACTTCTTACCTTGGGTTGGTTTGGGTTGGCTTTCAGCCCCCACCCGTTTGGTGTCTTCTGCAGGTGAGAAGACACTGAAGATGCTGGGCTTTTCAAAACCCAGTGTCGAGGCACCACTAACACGTACTAAACCCGCACCTACACAATTTTCTTTAAATTCCGATGGTTCTGATACTTCACACAAACTTGGTCTTTCAGCTGCAAACGCTTTGATAACCCCTTCTGGTTGGGCTGGAACTGACGATGATGAGATGCGTTTAGATCTCATATCCGCCCGACCCTGCTATACTACCGCTTTCAACTGGGCTTCTACTGACGCGGCCGATAAATCTTTGTACCTTATTCCCGTTTCCCCTATGCATACTTTAACAGCTTCGACGCAAGTTGCCAATGCTTACGCTAGGCAGCTTTCTATGCCCTTGTGTGCGAAGGTCGCTAGTTTCTTTTCCTTGTGGAGAGGGACTATGGTCTATCGCATACAGGTTGTTAAAACCCAATTTCATTCAGGACGCTTGCGAATTTCTTATCGCCCATATGCTTATACTGACACATCTACTATACAAAACATGCCCGCTTATTCTTACACAGAGGAGATAGATTTGGCCACCGGTTCTGATTTTACTTTTGAGGTCCCCTTCGTGTCCGTCCGCCCTTGGATGCACACATATTATGATTTGTCATCAGCGGTTGGGAGCGGTGACGTTCGCAACTGCGCAACTGGAGCGGTCCAAATTTCAGTTATTAATCCTTTAGTAAACCCGTCAACAGTTTCATCTACCGTCGAAGTGTTGGTTTATTCTAGCATGAAAGACGCACAATTCGCTTGTCCTATCAAATCACCGATTTTACCGTACAACATTCCAAATACAGCCCAGATGGGAAGGGCGCGTATTGTTAAAACCGAGGAGTCTAGTGTGGCTACTTCAACTCCATCTATACTTCCATTGCTTCCATATTCAACTTGCGTTGGGGAGGTCGTCACCTCTTTTCGACAGCTTCTCAAGCGCTATGCTTATCTAGGCAAAGTGTCTCCTGTGGCCAAGGCAGCTGTTGCCCCAGCCACAGGGGTTACCCCTTCACCCGGGACTACAGGGACTGGTTTTGTTATTTATCCCTGGGCTCCGGTCGTTCCGCAAACTGGCTCATTCACTGTTACTACAGCAGGCGCTATGACCCCTATTTACCCTAATTCTTATGAGTGGATCACTACTAAGGTGGACCAAGTTTCCGACACATTTTCACAACTTTATTCTATGTTTGCCTTTTATCGTGGTGCTGTCCGTTACAAGATAGTAATCAACAAAAAAGGTTCCGATTGGGATCCCGCTTTACCCGTTAACATTTATATTAATAACATGGTTTCTGGAGCCGCTGAGAATTGGACCCCCCCTATGCAAACTCTTGCTACCGGGAGCACCACCAATTTGGGAACTGGTCCCATTCAGCCGCTAATCGATATTTCTATCCCCACCGCTACTACTGTTACGCGTAAGTCTAGCTTCAACTATCAACCTGGTCTTTCTAGCTATCACATGGTTGTGTACCCCAGTTTGGAGGGAACCATTGAATTCGAGGTGCCTTTTCACGCCTCGGGCCACATGTGTCCCACCACATATGGGTACTACACGCCCACACAACAACGCTCTCTTTTCTATCCTTTCCCCACAGTCACCGTTACAGGTACTGCTTCCGGTACTGGCAACACTTTCATTGGTTCTACTTTTGATGTTTTCCGCTCCGTTGGAGACGATTTTTCTTTCGGTGGTTTACTAGGCGCGCCCTCACAGGCGATCTGGTCATCCACCACTAACCCCACTTAATCCTGACGACAGTCAACTACAGCACCTTTGCATACTAACCATTTAATGTATACTGCGTCTTGGATTATGACACATTCAAGATATTTGTAAACACTGCAAACCGGTGCATCTATCGACAAACTCGTAAACCCGAGGCCTCAAACACTTGTAGAGAGGCGCCCCCTATCCTGCACAGGTACTTTCCTGTGTATCCGGGGGCTGGTCAAGGCGGTTTTTGTTTCTTCTAATTCGGTTC